GATATTAATGACCGAACAAAGCACGATGCATCAATCAGTTCTGGATTAGCTATAATGGCAAATCAAAAACATGTATATTTACCAGATAAAAAAGAGTCGAAAATTAGTGTTAATTTCGCGAAGTACGCTAACACTGGAAATCAAAGTCAAATTATTAGATGAAAGATGTCGTAGTTAATATATCTTCAACAGCATTTCCAAGCCAGTTTGTTTCTGATTCGGAGAAAGCAACACCTGAGTTTGGTCTTCAGGTTGGTCAAGCCATTCAGTATGAGTGGTTTAGAAAAGATGGAAGTCAATGTAGATATTACAATCAGTGGGCTGAGTTTAATCGCTTGCGTTTATACGCACGTGGTGAGCAGTCTGTTCAGAAATATAAGAATGAGTTAGCGATTGATGGTGACTTATCTTACCTAAATCTTGACTGGACTCCTGTACCTATCTTACCAAAGTTTGTAGACATTGTCGTTAACGGCATGAATGACAGACTATTTAAGGTTAAGGCATATGCACAGGATGCAATGTCTCAAGCCAAGAGAAGTAAGTATCAGGACATGATTGAGAGTCAGATGCTTGCTAAGGATTTACTTTTAAAGATACAGGGTGAAACTGGTGTTGACCCATTTGTAACAAACCCAGAGGAGCTACCTCAGACTGATGAGGAGCTATCACTATACATGCAGCTTAAGTATAAGCCTGCTATTGAGATAGCTGAAGAGGAGGCTATCAATACAATATTTGATGAGAACCACTACCAGGATACACGTAAGCGTGTTGACTATGACCTTGCTGTTATTGGTATTGGTATTGCTAAGCATGAGTTCCTACTAGGATCTGGTGTTGAGGTGTCCTATGTTGACCCAGCTAATGTTGTGTACAGCTACACTGAGGACCCATTCTTTAAGGACTGCTTCTATTGGGGAGAGATAAAGACTCTTCCGATGACAGAGCTATTAAAGATTGACCCGACTCTTACTCGTGAGCAGTTGGAAGAGATATCCAAATACTCTCAGAGCTGGTATGACTATTACAATGTAGCTCGATTCTATGAGAACAGTATGTTTTCTCGTGATACCTGTACCCTTCTTTACTTCAACTACAAGACCACTAAGAAGATGGTCTACAAGAAGAAGATCCTTGAGGGTGGAGGCAGTCGCATTATAGAGAAAGATGACAAGTTCAATCCTCCTGTAGAGATGATGGAGGATGGGAAATTTGAGAAGATTGAGAAGACAATTGACGTTTGGTATGATGGTGTGATGGTGATGGGTACTAACTTCTTGTTGAAGTGGCAGCTATCCGAGAACATGGTAAGACCAAAGTCTGCTTCTCAGCATGCTATACCAAACTATGTGGCATGTGCACCACGTATGTACAAGGGGGCTATTGAGTCGTTGGTTAGAAGGATGATACCTTTTGCTGACTTGATTCAGTTGACTCACTTGAAGCTACAGCAGGTCATTGCACGTACGGTACCTGATGGTGTGTTCATTGATGCGGATGGATTGAATGAGGTTGACTTGGGAACAGGTGCAGCATACAACCCAGAGGATGCGTTGAGACTATACTTCCAGACAGGTAGTGTTATTGGACGTAGCTACACTCAGGATGGTGAGTTTAATAACGCACGAGTTCCTATTCAGCAGCTTACATCTAACTCAGGTGCAGCTAAGACTCAGATGTTGATTGCTAACTACAATCACTATCTAGACATGATCCGTTCTGTTACTGGTCTCAATGAGGCTAGAGATGGATCTAACCCTGACCCTAATGCATTGGTTGGTGTACAGAAGCTTGCGGCACTTAGTTCGAATACAGCTACTAGACATATCCTTGAGAGTGGGCTATTTATTTACCGAACACTTGCTGAAGCACTTACGTATCGTGTGGCTGACATTCTTCAGTATGCTGACTTCAAGGATGACTTTGCTAATAAGATTGGAAAGTACAACGTATCTATCTTAAATGACATCAAGGATCTGTACATCTACGACTTTGGTATCTTCATTGAGATTTCTCCAGACGAAGAGCAGAGAGCACAGCTAGAGGCTAACGTACAGATGGCATTGTCTAAGGGTGACATTAACCTTGAGGATGCTATTGACATCAGAGAGATTAAGAACCTTAAGCTTGCTAACCAGCTACTTAAAATGAAGAGGCTTAAGAAGCAGGAGAGAGAAGAGAAGATGATGATGCAGAAGCAGGACATGATGGCTCAGCAACAAATGCAATCTCAAGAGTTTGCAGCCCAGACTGCTATGCAGCAGGTTCAATTGGAGGCTCAGGCCAAGATGCAGTTTAAGCAGGCAGAGGTGGCATTTGATATTGAGAAGCTAAAGGCAGAGGCTGAACTTAAGCGAATGTTGATGGCTGAAGAGTTTAACTATCAGATGCAGATTGCTGGTATCAAAGAGACCGCACTTGCAGATAGAGATATGATGAAAGAAGACTCTAAGGCGAAAAGAATTAGCCAGCAGAATTCTGAGCAGTCTAAGCTTATAAATCAAAGGAAAAATAACTTACCTCCAATGAGCTTTGAATCTAACGAGGATACGCTTGATGGATTTGATATGGCAGAGTTTGAGCCACGTTAAAAAAAAATATATATTTGTAACATAAAATCTAATTAAATGGAAATTAAAGTAAGAGCACTAGATGGAGTTGAGCCTAAAAGTATACAAGAAGTAGAACAAGAACTTCTAGATAAACATGAAAAGGAAATCAACGGTGAAGTACAAGTTGGCTTGGATACTTCTATTATTGACAATGGAGTTCAAGATACTCCTCCACAAGAGGAAGAGTTATCAGAAGAAAAAGTTCTTTCATATATTGAAAAGAGATATAATAAGCAAATCAATTCATTTGATGAGTTGATGGATCAGAGACAGGTTAATGAAGAATTACCTGAGGATGTTGCAGCTTATTTAAATTATAAGAAGGATACTGGTAGGGGCTTTGATGATTTCCTAAAGCTTAGGAAGGACTACGATGCCATGGACCAGAATCAACTTCTTAGAGAGTACCTTGCAGATACACAGCAGAATCTAGACCAAGAGGATATTGAAGTCTTGATGGAGGATTACACCTTTGATGAGGACCTAGATGATGAGTCAAAGATTAAGCATGTAAAGATTGCAAGAAAGAAAGCTGTTGCCGAGGCTAAGAAATACTTCAACTCTCAGAAAGAGAAATATAAGTTCCCGCTTGAGTCAAGTGGAATGGGCTTGTCTCAGGAAGAGAAGGAGGAGTTTGAAGCTTATCGTCAATATACAAAACAGGCGAAGACTGTACAGGAGGAAAGTGATCGGAAGCGTAGATGGTTCGACCAAAAAACAGATGAGGTTTTTAGTAAAGACTTCAAAGGATTTGAGTTCGATGTCAACGATAAGAAGATTGTATTTGCTCCGGCATCTGGTGCTGAACTAAAGTCAATTCAGTCAAGTCCATTAAACTTTGTTAATAAGTTCTTGGATGACAGTGGGTTGATTAAGGATGCAGCTGGATACCATAAGTCTTTGTCTATCGCAATGAATCCTGAAAAGTTTGCCAAGTTCTTTTATGAGCAAGGGCAAGCGGATGCTACCGATGACGTTTTACGTAAGACCAAAAATATAAATATGTCTGAGCGTAGAGCTCCTGAGGTTGTTAATAAAGGTGGAATGCAGGTGAAGGCGGTTGCGCCAGACTCTGGAAGGGGTCTAAAAATCCGCAGTATTAAAAAAATGTAACAACTAAAAACAAAACAAAACAATGGCAGTATTAAACACCCCAGGTTTCCAGTTGCAGCCAAGTGCTGAGCAGGTGCCTTTATCAACTAATTACATTACCAACTTTGACTTCTTGAACCAGTATCTTCCTGATACCTACGAGAAAGAATTCGAGCGTTATGGTAATCGTACCGTAGCTTCCTTCCTTAGAATGGTAGGAGCTGAAATGCCGTCCAACTCTGATATGATCAAGTGGGCTGAGCAAGGTCGTTTGCATACTAAGTATGTGAACTGTGATTCTTCAGCTGCTGCTGGAGCAGATTCTGCAACTATTACTGTTAATGATGCTAACGTAACCGCTATTGCAATCCGTGCAGGTCAGACTGTATTTATCTCTGATAACGCTACAGGTCTTTCTAACAAAGGTATCGTTACCGCTGTTAACACATCTGCTGATACTTTCGATGTTGCTTACTACGAAGGTGCTGGTCAGACTTTCTCTGGAACTGCTGTACTTTCAGTATGGATTTATGGTTCTGAATTTAAGAAAGGAACTGTTGGTATGATTGGTTCTTTGGAAGCTGAAGACGAAATCTTCGACAACTCTCCAATCATCATCAAAGACAAGTACGCAGTATCTGGTTCTGACATGGCTCAGATTGGATGGGTAGAAGTAACTACCGAGAATGGTGCAACTGGATACCTTTGGTATTTGAAGTCTGAGCACGAGACTCGTCTACGTTTCGAAGACTATCTTGAGACCGCAATGATTGAAGCAGTTCCTGCTGAGACTGGTTCTGGTGTAGCTAACGCTTCTTTGAACCCTATCTATGGTAACAAAGGTTCTGAGGGTATCTTCTACGTGGTTAACAACCGTGGTAACGTATGGGGTGGTGGTAACCCAACTACTCTATCTGACTTTGATAGCATCATCTCTCGTCTTGACAAGCAGGGATCTATCGAAGAGAACGTAATCTTCTTGAACAGAGCATTCAGCTTTGACATTGACGATATGTTGGCAGCTCAGAACAGCTACGGTGCTGGAGGTACTTCTTATGGTCTATTCGACAACGATGAGAAGATGGCTTTGAATCTTGGATTCACTGGATTCCGTAGAGGTTATGACTTCTACAAGTCTGACTGGAAGTACTTGAACGATCCTACCTTGCGTGGTGGCTTGCCTACTGGTGCATCTGCAACTGGTACTGTAACTGGTCTATTGGTACCTGCTGGTTCTACCACTGTGTACGATCAGATTCTTGGTAAGAACGCTAAGCGTCCATTCTTGCACGTTCGTTACAGAGCGTCTGAGACTGAAGATCGTAGATACAAGACTTGGATCACTGGTTCTGCTGGTGGTGCACAGACTAGCGATCTTGATGCAATGGAGGTTAACTTCTTGTCCGAGCGTTGTGTATGTACCTTGGGTGCAAACAACTTCGTATTGTTCAGATACGGAGCCTAATTTAAAATAATAGGAGGGGCCGGTTGGCCTCTCCTTTAACCTTTAAAACAAACAAAACAATGGCTATTAAGAAAACAACAGCAGTTAAAAAAAGTGATCCACCTAAGAAAAAGCCTGGGCAGGCACCAGATGCTCCAAGAGCAGAAATGTTTATGAGAGCTGGAAAATATTTTGCTCAAATTCCTCCAGCTGGTAAAAAAGACGATACTAATTACTATACATTTGAAAAAGGAGGAAGATTTGGAGGATATAAGACTCCTTCCAAACCTAAACCAGCCCCAGAAGTTTATGCTGGAGGAACTAAAAATCCAATTTTCGATCCTGCTAAAGTAAGAGGTATGGGTAGAGATGCTAAAGGAAATATAATTCCTGCATGGATGATGCAAGAGCAAGCAGCAGCTAAGGCTGCAAAAGCCAAACAAAAAGAAAAATTGAAGGCAACTCAAATTATAAAGGGTACCTATGGAAAAACAGCTGCTCCAGCAAAAAAGAAGAAGTAATAG